CTTCCCGGCGCTTCTCTGGATGCGAGGCTTCGTCGTTCATTACCTCTTCGAGCTTCTGCTGCACCGTGATCGGAACATTGAACCCAACAAAGCGTAGCTTGCCGAAGTCATCTGTGACCCTGACCCACTTTTCGGAGGACCAGTGCTGCTTCACCCTGTTCCAGACTTGGCGAAAAACGCGCTTCTTCCAACCAGACATGCCGTTGAACAGACCGTTTACTTCCAACATGCCAGCCATCTGGAGTGAATTTATAGCCTTCCCAGACATATTGTTGCCACGTTGCTCGCCGGATAACTCAGCATTAAAGCTGGAGGCGTCCATGGCTTGCATCGACTGCATCAGGAGCTTGAATTGAGCGTCTGACATATCGTTGGTCTTGAGTATGTCAAAGTCGCCTTTCTCGCCCTCCCACTCGACGTGACCGTCTGGCTTGGCCATCTCGGCCTTCATCTTCTCAATGTCTTTGACGGCACCATTGCGCCCTGCAGTCTGGCGAGCCGAGTTGAAGAATAGGAACTTGCTGCGGCGGTGATTGATCTCATTCTGGTTGTCGATCCAGTACCGGACCTCGCCAAATCGGTTGTTATCGCGGTCGATGTACGCGCCAACCAGTTCCATTGGGTTGTCTGGACGGCCATCTTCATCGTGATAAGACGATTCGACGGGATCAACCAGGTAGCCGCCACCGGTGAAGAGGCACTCATGCCAAACACCACCATCGAGATAGAACTCGTGCGCTATGCGAATTCGCTTGCGGTTCCTGTTTGTCTCCCTCCATCTGGGGCGGTCTTCGAAAGTCTCATCGAATCCACCAAAATCACTGTCCGCATCAATGACGTCTTCCTTGTCGGGAAACATCTGCTTGGCGACTTCAGTGTCCATCCACATGACAATGCCCATGTACTGAGCATCCTTGAAATCTAGCCGGCGCGAGAATGGGTCGAAGTAAATTCGGTCCCAGGGTATGCCGATCGGCTTCATCTCAATCGCGTCGCCATCCCGGGTCTGGCGGACATCGATGTCAATAATACACCCGCCGTATCCTTCAACTATGAGATTATCGAAGACCTCGAGTTCGGTTTCATCGAAATCAGAGTTGTCGTTTACATAACGCAGCGCATCAGTCACAGCCTCGCTGGCTTCTTGGTGTGACTGGGTTCTGGCATAGCCCTTGGGGTCTGTTCGGCGCTGGATTAGCAGGCCTTTCATGCCCTCAACCTTGGACTTGATTCTGTTGTCAGTGACCGGCGCCTGGCCGCGGGAGGTCAAGCGGGCAACCTGCTCTGCGGTCCACTGCTTGTTGTCCTTGTAATCGCGGTCGCGCTCAGACTCCCACCGAGCGGGCTCGGTCTGGTAGAGGAAGTCCTCTACGTGGCGCTTTGCTTGATCAAGTTCAATCATCCAGTCATCCAGTCGTTGTCAGAGGCCATTCGTCGGCCCCAGGCGTCTGTTTCGGGTTTGTGTTCGTTTTGCTCTTTAGCGGGAGCTGATGTGCGGTCAAGGTAAAGCCCAATCAGTGCGCAATTGTCGACGGCATCATCATGCCGACCTGCAGGGAATGAACAAAGCTGATTGATTAGCCTGTCTCCCCAATCACCGTATGGGATGTAAACCTTGCCCATCGATGCGCGGGCCTGAAAACCTCTAGCCATCGCCACTTTGTCTTGGTTACGGGTAATCCACTGCTGATACAGATAAACACGCCGTTCTCGGCTTCGTTTGTTTAGCTGGGGCTCAATGGCCCTTCTGATGACGCCGGACTCACCGAGAAAGGCGGAGGGTTCATGTTGCGCGGCAAGATCAAGCAGTGCCTCAATCCAGACATCAGACGTTGCCTGTCCATACCACCAGTCAAGGGCGTATAAGTCGTCTGCAGCGTCAGCCCCCCAGATCCCGAGCTCTGTGAAATCGCCGTCGTCTTCCGTTACTGCAAAGTCAGAGGACAGGTATTTGGTGCAGGAAGGCTCATCGCCAAGCCTGAACCTTTTGAACCATTCACGCTTGAATAGCGTGCCTTCGTCCGGAGTTGGAGTCTGCTGATACAGTGCGCCCCAGTCTCTTGGTGACTGTGTGCGCTTTTCTTGTTGCCAGTGAGCAGGGGCAAACCATTCCGGCCACAACCATTCACCCGTATCGCGGCCAAGGATGTCATTCTCTCGGGCTTCAGCAGGTAAGCAAATTACATACCACTGCTCGCCATCTCTTGCCTCTACCCAGCCAGACTCGCCACCCCAGTCTTCGGGAAGGATTCGGCCAACAGGGTCATCTTCGTGCCACCTGGTCAAAATGAAGATGATCGCGCCGTTGGGCTTGAGGCGTGTTCTAAGATCAGTCTTGTACCAATCCCAAGTGGTTTCGCGAACTAGTTCAGAGTCGGCGTCTTTCCGGCCCTTGATCGGGTCATCAATGATGGCCAAATCCGCCCGCCGACCTGTAACACCACCGCCGACACCGACAGCGTAGTAAAAGCCACCTGTCTTGGTTTCCCACTCACCCTTAGCTTTCGAGTCTTCAGTCAATTCAACCCCGGGGAATATCCGCTGATACTCACCAGACTTCACAAGATTTCTCACCTTGCGCCCAAAGCTGGATGCCAATCTCTCACCGTAGGAGGCACAAATAACTCCTCGGTCTTGCGTTTTACCCAAGTAGTAAGCGGGGCCGCGAACACTGGCGTATGTGGACTTAGCAGAGCCAGGTGGCATGAAAATCATCAAGCGCCGAGTCTCGCCCTCTACAACCTTGTCAAAGGCGGAGCAAATCAACTCATGGTGACTTGCCGGCGGCTCGTCCGGTTCTACAGACCGGCTAAACTCAGAGAGGCACGTTCTGGCCTTCCTGCGCCATAGTAGCTCTTTAGCTGCTTCCTGACGCGATACGTGCGAGCTCATCATCGGACAGATCGTGAGTACCTATGCTTCCTGAGTGTTCAACTTGTTGGCGATCACCATAAACCTTGGGTTTCAGCTTTGAAGCAATCCATTTGCGCGTGTCTACACGCAACTTGCTTCGTTGCAATGCCTCGCCGTTTGTTTGCCAGCCAATAAGCTCGCCTTCACTATCCAGCTTCTCCATCCAATCGTTCGTGCCGTCGTCAGCAATGTCGAGAATGTCTTCGACCATCGCGTCCGCTGATTCTGCCTTCGCGTGCGCGTATTGGTCGCGAAACCCTTCTTGCTCTCGAAGCCACCTGAAAACAGTGGATTTATCAGGCATTCCATCATCTCTGCATACAGAGCGCAGAGACTCTCCTTCTGCCAGTCTTGAGCAAATTTTGTCGGCCAGCGTGCCGCTATACTTCGAAGGGCGAGCCATTATCCCCTCACCAACCCATAGTCAGATGTGGGCAATGCTTGATGCGGGTCTTTGGCGTGAACAGATAGGAACTCAACCTTGGTGTTCGTCCCATCGGTCAATATGAGTTTGATCATGGACTTCCCAGATTGTGAGGTGGTGATTCTTGCTGTGGCCACGTTGGCTGACAGAGACTCGCCATCGATCGATGCCTGGCCGGACTCAACCGACCAAGTGGCAGTGGTCACATCACTGTTGTCTGAAGCCCAAGAACTCGCGTCGAAGTTGACAGTCTGGTCATCGCCAATCATCGCAAGCAGCGTTCTGAGCTGCTGCCTGGTCTCTGTAGTGACGTAGTACGTTTTGCTCATAGGATAAAATCCCCTTTCGGGGTAGCGCAGTTATACCCGGCGTGGGTGCCAAGGGGAGAAAGAGACCTGCCGGTAGCGCAGCGCTTAATTTGGGTTGCAGAATTCTTGCACTTGTTCAGGCGTCCAGTCAGGTGGAGCTTTGGCAACTACCACATCGCCCTGGGTGTCTGTGAAATAGCCTTCGACGTGCACATTGCCGCAGGCATGTGTGGCGCCATCGAGAATTGCTAGGGATTGTGTACACCCTGTCAGTGTTAGTAGCAGGGCGAATAGAATGGGTTTCATACAACCTCCGTCATTCGATCATTAGCACGAGGCTTGTTCCAGAACACCCATCCACCAGCACGAACAGCGCGGTACATGGTCTGTCTTCGAAGCCACCACACGCCAGCAGTCTTCATAGCCTCAAGGAATATCAGGTCACACTGCTTTCTCGTGATCTTTAACCCCTCGTGTATCTCCCCTCTCCGGTAGTACAGCCAGTCATGGATGACAGCAGCACCCCGGTGCTTCCCGACTTTCGGGATTAGCGACTGGAGAATACGGGGGATAGAGGCCAGATCGTTGATAAACCCAGCAGGGGCAGTGATCTTGGTGTAGAACTCGTGATTTAAAATAAGCGTCTTGTAGGTGTATTCGGTGTACAAGCTCCACTCTTTTGAGCCGTACTCCTTTAGAATGAGTTTGTCGCAGAATCTACCCATTGCTCACAAGCTCGAAGTGCGGATAGTCCATGAATGTCTGGTCGTTGAGATCTGTGTCCCTATCCCAGTCGCCACCCCAGCGGATCTCATGTGATATCACGTTCTCGGCCAACAGTTGCTCTGCTACAGCCTTGACGTAACCGCCAAAGTGATAAAACCGATTGGTGTCTTGCCAGTCTACTGGGTAAGGAACAACGTCAACCGCCATAGAGGGCAGTGAATTGTGTTGGGAATTGGGGAAATTGACCTTTGAGAAGCCGTCTCGCACAGCCTGCTCTTGCGACTCCTGGTCACGGTGGCCGCAGATTATCGAGCAGTCGTAGCTATCCACCACAACCTTAAACAACGTCTGCAAGTCTTCGTGGCACGTCTCTAGTTTCGATAAAGACCTGTCAGAAAAACTCGGCATTACTTGCCCTTCCTACCCTTCAGTATCGTGTAGGCAATCGTCAATAACGCTGCCAGACCTCCCATAAACACCCCAAGATTCGCTGCTATCTCTGCCCATATGCCAAGGCCAGAGGTGTCTACCGATAGGCCAAATAGGGCGCTGCCCCCACCAACCACCCCGGATGCCTTAATAGCCGGCGCTGCTTCCGGTGGTATCTGTTGAATCAGATCAACAAGTCTTGCCATCGTTCTTCGGGATGTCAGGTGCATTTGTCATAGTGAGGTCTTTGGTAATATTGGCTTTACAAGGAGATATTCGGTATTCCAGAAACGAGAAAACCCCGGCCATTGCTGGTCGAGGTTTTGAAAAGAGGATTGCGGAGTCTTAACTCGCGCAATTTATCAAATTCTGTGTTATTCCGGACATTCTGTCAAGCAGTAATTCGCGCCCCTTGCTTACTCGTCGCCGAAACCGTTTTTCAGCAGATTCCCACTCCAGTTCACCGGTTATAGCCGGCGCATGGCCGATGTTATACATTCTGTCTCGAACGGTATAAACGCGGCCAGTACGGGGATTGACCCCCTGATAGTATCGGCGTGACAGGAGCGCCAGAATCTTGTCAGACTCCCCATATTCTCCAAGCATGGTACCAATAACCCGGCGAAGGTCAGTGAACAAGGCGTGTCTGTCTCTGAGCTTGTCGATCGCATTGATCATGTGGAGGTTCGACTGGTCGTTGCCGGTACCGTGCGGGATCTCGCCATGGAAGGCGATTAACCGAGACATCATACTGTCCCCTTCCCAGCCCGCGTCATTCGTAATCGAGGTGATGCCCTCAAGGTATACGTCTATCAGGTGGTCTGCGTAGTCTGACTGATTCATGCCGCCTGCCTCTCTAGTTCTTTGCGCCAAACTGCAACACAGCCAGCGCCTCGGTTACGTTCTTGACCACTATGGCCTGTCCTTTCCATTCGTCGTGGAACTTCTGCTCGTCTTCGGTCAGCTTCTGCTTGCTCGGTGGCTTTTTGCC